ATAAATGCCTAAAAGCGATCCATTTAACATCTTCCCAACATCTAGCAGGTGATATTGTTAAATCTGACCAGTTGACGTGTTCACAGGTAATTGACTGCTCTCCGATAAACTCAACTGGATCACCCTCAATAAACATACCTCTTGAATCTTGCTTGACATTCCCTTGGTCAACTTCATTGCCATTAGGATCAAGTAGCCTTTGTGCAACCTGTACTTCACCCATCTGACCTGGTGCAACTTCACCAATGCCAGTAATAGGCTCAACTGTAACAGGTATTCTTTCTGGCTCACCAGTAACTAAAAC